TCCAAAAGATTTCGAACGTATGTGTACACTGGCAGTACGAGGATTGGATGCACTATTAAGCTATCAGCACTATCCAGTGTTAGCTGCTAAGTTGGCCACAGATGAATTTAGACCATTGGGTATTGGTATTATTAATTTTGCATACTTCTTGGCCAAACATGATGTTAGTTACAGTGACCCACGTGCATTGGCATTAGTTGATGAATATGCAGAAGCATGGAGTTACTACCTTATCAAAGCCAGTGTGGAGCTTGCAAAAGAGCAAGGAGCCTGTGGCCGCTGGAAAGACTTGAAGTCGGCTGATGGTATTTTACCAATCGACACACGTAAGTCAGAAGTTGATGAATTAGTTCCGCATCAGGAGCGTATGGATTGGCAAAGTCTCAGAGAAGATGCCGCACGTTATGGGCAAAGAAATGCCACACTAATGGCATTGATGCCTGCGGAAACTTCTGCACAGATCAGTAACAGCACCAATGGTATCGAGCCCCCACGCAGTTATGTCAGTGTTAAACAAAGCAAGCATGGTGTTTTGAAACAGGTTGTTCCTGAATACCGAAAACTAAAAAACAAATACGAACTACTATGGGATCAAAAGTCTCCTGAAGGTTATTTGAAAATTTGTGCAGTGCTTCAAAAATATATCGATCAAGGTATCAGTGTTAACACCAGCTACAACCCACACCATTATGAAGATGAAAAAATTCCAATGAGTGAAATGATTGGACACCTACTTATGTGTTATAAGTATGGTACTAAGCAACTATATTATTTCAACACCATGGATGGTCAAGGTGAAATTGACATAGATAAATTAGCAGTTAAAAAAGAAGATCCCGTCGATCTTGCTGATCAAGAAGACTGCGACAGTTGCGTCATTTAAGGAAATATAATATGAAAAAAATCTTTTCGGTACTTTTATTTGTTTTTTCACTGTCTGCGTTTGCACAACAACCAACACTTACTATTTGTCAAGGTAAGTTTGCGTTATGTGCAGCCAGCACTTGCACTAAAACAGGAAAAACAATCACAACTAACAACGGTGTCACCTATCCTGAAGTGGTGTGTAAATGTCCAGTATTAGAAGGGCCCAGCATTGCTGATTTAAGTGCAGGGGTCATGAAAGGTAGTTGCAGTGTCGATGATCCGACAACACAGGTTTGGAGCCTATTTGCGCCAAGGTTAGTTGAAGGATTTCATTATCCACAGGAAGCCAATAATTTTGTAAGAACCCCGCCCAGTGCCACTAAAGCAAAAATTCAAAGCTGCCCTGGTGCTATTGCTGAAGGGTCAACTAACTGCTGGGGTATGATGTGTAAGTACGATAAAGATCCAATTAACGGAACTGTTACTGCCACATGCAGTTGTCCAATTGGCCAAATTGCCAAAGGTACAGAGTTCTTAACAGAAGCAGGTCAGGGCAATAAAGCAGCCTGTGCAAAACATCCAGTGGCTGCACCGAATCCATTAGCAAAACCTGCTAGTCCGTTAAAGTAAAGGATCAAGTTTAAAATGAGCGTTTTTAATATTAATAATAAAGGTGATCACACCAAAGCACTAGCATTTTTAGATCCAAATGGACCTGTGAATATTCAACGATACGAAACCTTAAAATATAGGCAGTTTGAAAAATTAACAGACAAACAGTTAGGCTTCTTTTGGCGACCCGAAGAAGTTGACCTTTTGCGCGATGCCAAAGACTTTAAAGAGTTGACTGACTTCGAGCAGCACATTTTTACCAGCAATTTGAAACGTCAAATTCTATTAGACAGTGTTCAAGGTCGAAGTCCCAACTTGGCATTTCTTCCACTGGCAACAATTCCAGAATTGGAAACATGGATCGAGACTTGGGCATTTAACGAAACTATTCATAGTAGAAGTTATACCCATATTATTCGGAATGTGTTTAGTGATCCTAGCAAGGTATTCGACGACTTGTTGACCATCGAGCCTATTGTTACATGTGCCAAAGATATCAGTCGCTATTATGACGACCTAATAGAAGCCAGCTTATGGTATCAAACATTAGGAGTAGGCAAGCACACTGTTAACGGTAAGGAAATCATTGTCGATCTTTATGAATTAAAGAAAAAATTGTGGTTGTGTTTAAATTCTGTTAATGCACTAGAAGGCATAAGATTTTATGTAAGCTTTGCTTGTTCATGGGCGTTTGCTGAACTTAAGAAAATGGAAGGTAATGCCAAAACAATTAAGTTAATTGCTCGGGATGAAAACATCCATCTCGGAAGCACACAGACTTTGCTCAAATTGTTACCACAAGACGATCCAGATTATGCTAAGTTAAAAACAGAAACTAAACAAGAATGTGAACGAATGTTTTTGAGTGCAGCAGAGCAGGAAAAAACTTGGGCAAAATATTTGTTTAAAGATGGATCGATGATCGGTCTTAACACACAACTGTTATGCCAATATGTAGATTGGTTGACTTGTAAACGCATGACTGCGGTGGGATTAGACTGTGGAATTAAACCAGGCAGCAATCCGTTGCCATGGACTGCTAAGTGGATTGCCGGCGCCGAAGTTCAAGTGGCGCCGCAGGAAACGGAGATAAGTAGCTATGTGATTGGCGGAACTAAGCAAGACGTCGATCAATCTACTTTCAAAGGATTTACATTATAATGCTCACTGTCTATTCTAAGAATAACTGCCCCTTTTGTGTACAGGCAAAAAATTTACTAACGTTAAAAAACATTCCATTTACTGAAGTAAAAATCGACGAAGATTCGACTGCAAAAGAATTTGTATTAAGTGAAGGTCACCGAACCGTGCCACAAATTTATTTAGGTGGAAAATTATTTGTACAAGGAGGCTATCAAGGCCTATCAAAATTAACTGAAGATCAATTAAAGGAAAAATTAAGTGTTACAGAATAAAAGTTATAACAGCGGCGATATTGCTTGTTTTAAATTAGTCAACGGCGACGAAGTAGTTGCCAAAATATCAGAGTCCCACTTGATGGGGTGGACCGTGAACAGGCCCTGCACAGTTATTCCCAGTCCACAAGGACTGGGTCTGATGCAAAGCCTGTTTGCTGGTGATATAAATAAGGATGTAGAGCTTAAAAAGGAGCACGTAATGATGCACTCTCCGGTAATTAAGCAACTCGAGGACCACTACCTACAAACCACAACTGGCATTCAAACGGTAAGTAAAGGTCCCATTGTAGTTTAAGGACTTTTATGTCGGTAGTGAGACAAGGTGACATGTTTGGATATGGTGGTATCATTACAGCACCAGCAAGTTCATCGGTGACAGTTAATGGTAGACCAGTAGCATTATTCGGCGCCCTATACACTCCTCATTGGGGTTGTACCCCAAAAACACCCCAACATTGTTTTGGATTTGTATTCGATTTACCAGCAGGTGTTTCAATAGAAGGACAAACTCCAATTACCAAAGGTGGAATGGGTATCTGTGGTCATAAACCCACAACTGCCAGCAGCGATGTTTTTATTATCGGCGGCGGATTAGGCATTGCTGGTGCAATTTTGGGCGCAGGTCTTCAAGGCGGTTTTTCACCATCAGATGCCGGCGCTGATGCAGTTGGTGGCGGGCTAGCTAGTACAGCAGAACAAACAGCAATCAATCAAGCATTGGGCACTGCCGAAACCGCAGCTACCTCCGCAATTTCTGGGTTTACTGATTCATTTAGTCAGCTAGCTGACAGCTTCAGTGCTTTCACCGAACCTCTCACTTCTATTGCCGATTCGGTAGGCACTGTTACTGATACAATAAAAACTGCTTTAGGTGGTGGAATAATAGGGGATATTGCCGTGGGCGCAGCTAGATCTACTGCCACTTCTGTGGTTACTTCTGCATGGGGCTCTTACGTAGTAGATAACACTGTTAGAACTTCTTCACCACCTGCCAGTTCTAGTCGAACTACAATTGACGCCACCGCTACTTCACCTTCTCAGATAGCAACAAATACTTTAACAGTAAGAACTGAATCACCGACAATTACAGTATAATTAATAAACATGGCCATTCCTAGACAATATTTAAATAATAGTCCGCAAATTACAATAGCCAACCTAAGTCCATTGCAATTAGCTGCGGCATACTACATGGATCAAGGGCAGCAAATTCCTTTTTTTGTAAATCAGGAATTTTTAAGACAAATGACTACTTTTGCTAGTAGTGGATTAATTACTCCCGAAATGGTATCTGTTCCTGGAATTGCAGTAGTGCTAAAAGGTGACGATGTTTATGTACAAAGACGAGCAGCAGATTGTGGACCTGATGAAACTGA